CTATGATTTTAATTAAAACTTTAACAGCATCTAGTTCTGCAACTTTATCTTTTGTTGATGGTACATCAGATGTAGTTTTAGACAATACTTATCCTATTTATAAATTTGTATATACTAACTGTCATCCAGCAACAGATAATGTAGAGTTTTCATTTCAAGCAAATGCAGCTGGAGGTAGTGGTTATAATGAAACTGTTACATCAACGATGTTTTATGCTTATCACCAAGAGGATGATGGAGGAACAGGATTATCTTATTCTACATCTGGAGATCAAGCACAAGGCACAAGTTTTATAAAATTAGGAATGTCAATTGGAAATGATAATGATCAAGGAGTTAGTGGAGAACTTTGGCTTTTTGGATTGTCATCTACAACTTATGTAAAACATTTTATGGCTAGAACTAATTATGCTCATCCGTCCAATATATCTGAAGAAGATTATAAAGCAGGCTATTTTAATACCACATCAGCAATAGACGAAATTCAATTTAAAATGTCATCAGGAAATATAGATTCCGGCACAGTCAAACTCTATGGTATAAAGGATTCATAATGGCACTTATAAAACTGAATAACCGTGGAGTTAGAAATGTCTCAGCCTTTGGTTCTGTGGGAGTTGGATCTATGGTTTTTATTAAAAAATTAACAGCTAGTTCTAGCGGTACTTTATCTTTTGTTGATGGGGCAAGTAGTGTAGTTTTAGATTCTACATATAAAGAATATTTATTTACTTTTAACAATCTTCATTCTGGAACCGATGAAGTAGTTTTAACAATGAATGGAAGCATAGATAGCGGTTCTAACTACAACGTAACTAAGACAACTACATATTTTGAAGCATATCATAGAGAAGATGATGGTGGCACTCCAGGAGTATCATACTCAACATCAAGAGATATGGCACAAGGTACAGGATTTTGTGATTTACAATCTGAATATGGTACAGACAATGACCAAGCTGGATGTGGTTTTTTACATTTATTTAATCCATCTTCAACAACTTTTGTAAAACATTTTATTTTTACTGGACAACAAGCACACCAAGCCGATCAATCACAAAATAATCGTGTAGCTGGATATTTTAACACTACAAGTGCTATTGACGCAATACAATTTAAAATGAGTGATGGCAATATAGACGCCGGAGATATCTGCCTTTACGGAATTAAATAATAATGATATATAAATTAAAAAAGGAGGAAAACTATGCCAAGATATCATAATATAAACGGTAATAAGGTTCAGTTTACAGCTGAAGAAGAAACAGCTAGAGATGCTGAAGAAAAAGCATGGGCTGATGGTGCTGTAGCAAGAGCACAAGCTGATCTAAGATCTAAAAGAAATAGACTATTAGCTGAAACTGATTTTTATGCTTTATCTGATGTAACTCTATCTGACGATATGAAAACATATCGTAAAGATTTAAGAGATTTACCAGCGGGTAAAGATACTGTTGATAAATGTAATAACGCAACATGGCCGACTAAACCATAAGGCATAGAATAGATTCACTATGCTACAGAAATTACGATTTCAACCAGGTTTTAATAAACAAGTTACAGCAACAGGTGGCGAAGGCCAATGGGTTAGTGGTGACTATGTACGTTTTAGATATGGTTCTCCTGAAAAAATTGGAGGCTGGGCTCAGTTAGGAGATAACACTCTTACTGGAAGGAATACAGCACTCCATCATTTCGTTAATGCTTCAGGTATTAAGTATGCCGCATTAGGTACAAACAGATTTTTATATGTATATTCTGGAGGAGCTTTCTATGACATTACTCCTATCAAATCTACAACAACTTTAACTAGTGCTTTTACCACAACACAAAATGATGCAACTGTTACATTAACTTTTTCATCTGATCATAATATTTCTAAATATGATATTATTCGTTTAGATAATTTTTCATCTATTACTAATTCTAATTTTAGTTCTAGTGATTTTGATGATAAAAATTTTATGGTTGCTACTGTTCCAACCTCTACAACACTTACAATTGAAATGGGCTCTGTTGAGTCTGGTTCAGGAGCAAGTACTTCTGGTGGAATAAGAGTTCAACATTTTTATTCAATTGGCCCTGCGGTTGAGGCATCAGCTGCTGGTTGGGGACTAGGATTATGGGGCGGTACTGTAGCTGGAGAAGTTTATGATACTTTAGATGGAGCACTAACAGCTTCTTCTACAAGTGTTGTTTTAGATGATTCAACAGGATTTCCTGCTTCAGGAACAGTTTTAATAAATAATGAAAGAATTGCTTATACAACAAATACTACAGGATCAGGAACTTTATCAGGTTTAACTAGAGGATCAGACAACACTACAGCTGCATCACATAGTGATGGAGCAACAGTAACGGATGCATCAGATTATACAAAATGGGGTGCTTCACAGACAGGTGACATTGTTACAGCTCCAGGACTTTGGTCCTTGGACAATTATGGAAATAAACTTATTGCAACTATCGTTGATGGTGCAACTTTTGAATGGGATTCAGATGCATCTGGTGCCACATCAACACGAGCAACAATTGTTGCCAATGCTCCAACAGCAGCAATACAAACATTAGTATCTACTCCTGATAGACACTTAGTATTTTTTGGAACAGAAACTACAATTGGTACAACATCAACTCAAGATGATATGTACATCAGATTTTCTGATCAAGAATCAATTAATGCTACAACTTCGTATGCACCTTCAGCAACCAATACTGCTGGTACACAGAGATTGGCTGATGGAACACGGATCGTTGGAGCTTTAAGAGGTCGAGATGCAATTTACGTTTGGACTGATACATCTTTATTTATTATGAGGTTTGTTGGGGCTCCTTTTACATTCTCATTTCAACAAGTTGGAACAAACTGTGGATTGATTGGAAAAAATGCAGCTGTTGAAGTTGATGGTTCTGCTTACTGGATGTCTGATAATGGTTTCTTTAGATACACTGGTAAACTAGAATCTTTAGCATGTTTAGTTGAGGACTATGTTTATGATGATATTAATACAGTTCCTAAACAACATATCTATGCAGGATTAAATAACTTGTTTGGTGAAGTTACATGGTTCTATCCTGGTAGTGGTGCTGCATCTAATAATAGATCAGTTACTTATAACTATATGGATTCAACACCAGAGCGACCTGTATGGACTACAAGTTCATTAGCTCGATCTTCTTGGGCAGATTCTCACATATTTGGTAAACCACATGCAACAGAATATGATTCAAGTGCTACAAGTGATTCAACAGTTGGCAATACAGATGGTGTTACAGTTTATTATGAACACGAAACAGGACAAGATCAAATTAAAGCGGGAACAAGAACAGGGATTTCAGCAAATATTCAATCTGGAGATTTTGATATATCTCTAGGTCAAGGTGGTGGAGCAGACTTAAGAGGTGATGGTGAATACATGATGAAAATTAGAAGAGTACTTCCAGACTTTTTAACTCAAACTGGAGATGCAAGAGTTACATTAAATTTAAAAAATTATCCAACAGATTCAGAAACAAGTTCTTCATTAGGACCTTTTACATCTACAACAAGTACAACTAAAATAGATACAAGGGCTAGAGCAAGAGCGATAGCTTTAAAAGTAGATAACACTAGTATTAAAGAACACTGGAAACTTGGTACGTTTAGACTAGATATACAAGCGGATGGGAGAAGATAATGAATCAAAATAGAATGGCAGCACAGCAAAAATCTAATAAACGATCAAGTAGAGGAATGTCGCCAGGTAGATCTATGGCACAGTTTGGTCATGCTGGTCATGCTGGTAAATCTCAGTCGAAAGCTCAAAAACATCAAAAAGCAGGAATCAATACACCTAGTAGAGGTCCAGGATCTAATCCAAATATGGGTCAGACACCTCCTAAAAAAACTGCAACCGTTTCAACTCCAAAGAAAACTACATTAAAAAACAAAATAAAAAGTGGCATAAGAACATTAGCTGACTGGAAACACATTAGAGATGTTCTTACGGGAAATGTGCCAGGAATTATTAAAAATATAGGGGCTGCTTATGGAGCAAACAAATTAAACAAATTACTTGGTGATCAAGCTTACAGAGGTGGTGATATACAATCATGGGATGAAGATGATGTTTCAGGTTTAGCAGGAATAGATTTTTCCGATATGATTGGAACAACACCTGACACTGATTACACACAATTGGCTAAAGTCTATGGTGCACCTGAATTAACAGAATGGGGAGCAACACCAGGAATGTTTAAAGATACAGCAAAATTTAATGACATGCAAAAATATCAAGAAATAGCCAATCAGCAAATGAATATTACTGACAAAGGTGAATATATAGGAAAAGAACCAAGTGCCATAAGAAAGTCTATAGATTTAGGAAAATCTTTATATGGTATAAATATGGAAAATGTGCCTAAAGATTTTTTAGAAACAAAAGAAGATTTTAAAAATCAAAAAATACTGGGAGATATAAAATTTAATGAAGGTGGACTTGTAAACTTTTTTAAAAACGGAGGATTCCTTGGCTAGAATTGTACAATCATTAACGCAACCTTTAGAAAAATACGATCAACAAATACAACAATCATTTGTTAGAGATGTTGATAGTATCGTGCAAAAATTAAACACATCCTTTCAACAAGATTTAAAAGAAGAGGCGGAAGCAGAAGCTTTCTTTTTAGGATAATGGCTAATACCTTTGTAAACAAAAAAGCAGATTTAACTAGCACGAGTGCTACTACATTGTACACTGTGCCATCAGCTACAACTGCTGTTATAAAATCAATACTAGTATCTGAAGACTCTGGTAATGCTGATACTATAACAATAACTATAACTGATACAGATGACGCTGTTTTTAGCTTATTTAAGACTAAATCCATATCTGCTAATGCAACAACCGAATTATTATCTGCACCTTTAGTGGTTGCAGAAAGTGAAGTAATTAAAGTAACCGCAGCAACAGCTAATAGACTACATGTCGTGCTGTCTGCGCTCGAAATTAAGCCTAGAACAGTTACATCATAGGCTTGATTTACTTGTAAAAAACAAGTATTATTATAAACCCAGGTGAAATTCCTGCCTTTTAAAATTAACACATAAAAATTATGGCTATAGATTATAACGCAGGAATAAATTCAATAGATGTAGGTGCACACGACATTACCTATTCAGGTAATGAAGGGCCTAAATCCCCAGAACAAAAGCAAATGATGGCTTTTGATGATACACCTAGATTTGAATTAAAACCTTTAAGAGAATTAATAAGTGAATATGAAGCAGACCATAATGGTGAAAGTCCAAGAAGCATAGATGCTTTAAGAAGATACTTTTATAACAAGTATGGTCCTGAAGGAATTGCTCAAGTAGAACAAGCAGTTCAACGAGAAGAACAACAAGCACAGATGCAACAAAGAGAAGGCATACAAATGGCTTCTGCTGCTGATCCAATGTTGCAAGAAGAATACGACAAGTATGTCTTTGAAATGCAAGAGATAGGACAAGAACCAATGTCCTTGGAACAATTTAGACAACAAGCTGTAGCTGGTATGGCTACGGGTGGAAGAGTTGGATTTGCATGGGGAGGACCAGGATCAGGAAGAGATGAAAAAGGTTATCAATCCAGTCATCCAAGTCATTCTGGAGGAGGAGGTGGAGGTCATCCTCATCCAGGAGTTGCTTCACAATATTCAGCACCAAAATCAAAACCTAAAACTAAAACAGTTTCAGCACCAGTAGGTGGTGGAGCTGACATGGCAACTGTGTCTGCTAAACAGTTAGGTATATCAAAGGATACATCAGTTAATAGAGCTTTAGTAGCAGCAGCTGATGAAGCTCAAAGAAAAACCGAATTAGGCAATTTAATAAGACAACAACAAGCAGAAAAAAAAGAAGAACTTATAGAAAAATTTATAAACAAACAAATACAAAAATCTAATCTTCCAGGAATTTTAGGCACAGGAGTTAATATTCTTGGATCTCTTTTTCAAAAAGGATCAACTTCTACAAGAAACTTTTTTTTAAATAATGTATTACCTTCTGGAAAATTAGGAATAAGTTTAAATGATTTTTATAATCTTCCTGAAGATGAACAAGAAGACTTTTATCAAAATTATTTGCAAGGTAGATTATCTAATGAAACAGATGCATATGGTAATCCACTAAGTGGTGGAGGTGAAGGTAATCAAGGATACATGGGTTATCCTAGTTACGAAGCATGGTTAGCGGCACAACAAGCTGGAGGACTACCAGCAACTGCAGCAACTACAACACCAGATCCAACTATCCCTGGTGATAGAATTAGATTTGCACAAAATATAGATCCAGATCATCAAGCTAGATTAAAAGAAATATATGGTGGTACACTTCCAACTCAGTTCGCAGCAGATGGTGGAAGAATAGGATACGCTGGTGGTGGAATAGCAGATTTAAGACAAGGATATTTTTTAGGAAAAATTGTTAAGTCACTTACAAAACCTTTTAAAGGTATATCTAAGTCACTTAGGAAACTTACAAAAAGCAAAGCAGGTAAATTAGCTATGTTAGCTATGTTAGGAAAAGGAACTGGTATGTTTGGTAGTGGAGGGCTTAAGGACCTATGGTTAGGAAAATTAGGAACAGCTCCAGTACCTGGTGAAAGAAGTGGTGGCTTATGGAACTGGATGAAAGATAATCCTTTTGCAACAATAACAGGTGCTTCAGTACTTGGCGGCTTAACCGCAGAAGATGATGATGACGAAGGATTACCATATGATTGGGAAGCTAAAAAAGCAGCTGATAAATATTGGGATCCAAGATTTGATGAAAGTAATTTCCGTAGAATTTATCCAGCAGACTATGCTGATGGTGGAAGAACTGGATATGCTGAAGGCGGTAATGATGAAGACCATAGATCAGATGCGTTAACAGAATTATATAAACCAAGAATGATGGCTAACGAAGGTGGTATTATGATGGCTTCAGCACCTGATCCTATGGATGAAAGAAACAGCGTGATGGAAAATATTGCTCGTGAATTTTTTGGTAGACCTTTAAAAGATTTAACTGATGAAGAAATAATTCAAATAGAAGAAATGATGGAGGAGATGTCTAAAAAACAAATTGCTAGACCAGATAGAGTCATGGCTCAAGAAGGTGGGCTCATGGATTTAGGTGGTATGGAAAAAGACTACAGAAATGAAGGTGGATTTGTACCAATAGGTGGACAAGAAAGAGCTGATGATGTACCAGCTAGATTAAGCAAAAATGAATTTGTATTTACAGCTGAGGCTGTAAGAAATGCTGGAGGTGGAGACATCGATAAAGGCGCAGAGATTATGGAAAATTTAATGGAAAATTTAGAAAATGGTGGTAAAGTATCTGAAGAATCTCAAGGATTAGAAGGAGCAAGAGGTATGTTTGCAACCGCACAGAGATTAGAAGGAGTGCTATAATGAGTGAAATTAAAGATAAAATAAAAAAAGTAGTAAGCATTGCTGCGCCTGCTACCAATTTAATACCTAGTAAAAAAACTATAAGAAAAGTTAAAAAAGGAATGCGTAAATTTGATGATTTTATGACGAAAAAATTTCCTGAAGCTTCTAAAAAATTAAGAGAATTTGATGACAAAATAAAAACTAAATCAGATAAATTTAATGAAAAAGCGGATGTTTATATGGAAGAAAATTTTCCTAAAACTAAAAAATTTGTTGAAAGAACTTTTAATTCTACAGGCGGCAGAACAGGTTTAAAGGGCGGAGGAGCAGCTTTACGTGGATTAGGAAGAGCATTTAAAAAAGGCGGAAAAGTATAATGGCTGTACAAGAACAACGAAATTTATTTAACCCACAAATAGAATCTTTAGCAGGACAATATGCTAAGGCAATGGGGCAACAAGCCACTAAGCCATTTACAGCTGCAGATATTACTGCAATGGCTCCAAAAGTTGCACAGCAAACAGCTTTACAACAACAAGCAACAGCTAGAACAACATCAGGATTAGGTGCTTACGCTCCATATGTTACACAAGCAGGAGCAGATTTAACAGCTGCTGGAACACAATTAACAGGAGCACAAACAGGTTTAGGTGCTATTGGAACTCAATACGCTGATCCAGCAAGAGCAGCAGCGGGACAAGCACAAACAACATTAGCTGGAGTATCACCTTATATTACAGCAGCAGGAACAGGATTAGCAGGAGCTGGAACAACTTTAGGTGCAGCAGGAACACAATTAGGTGGAGCACAGACAGCACTTGGAGCAGCTGGAACAGATTTAACAGCAGCGCAAACTGCAATGGGTGGAGTTTCTCCATACATTACAGGGGCTGCAGGACTAACTGGAACAGGGGCAGGAACGGGAGCGGGATCAATTGCTTCTTATATGTCTCCATACCAACAACAAGTTATAGACACGACACTTGCAGAATTTGATAAACAAAGAGCAGCACAACAACAATCCATATCTGATGCCGCAGTTGCAATGGGTGGTTTTGGCG